TAGGGCTTGTATCTGACCCCCTCGTGGTGCTTGATCATTGCAATTGTGGCAACCGGCAACTTCATTTGCCAGCCTTCGAGTTACCGCGAGAGCCAAACCACATAGCGATGATCGTTCCCAAGAGCGCCATCTCGTCAGCGTCAAACACGATCTCCATCACCTGAATCAACTCACCTACAGATGTGATTGTGTTTCCATGCAGGAAGATCCACAGCATGGTCAGTAAGTTGATCAAGACTAGCTCAAACACGAAGATGAAGGTCACGAAAGGCCGGGTAGCAGCGGTCATGTCCTTGACCCACTGAGAAGACGATTCCAAGAGTTTCTCTTGGTTGCCGTAGATCATGCCCATCTGAGCCATATACTGCTGGTGATCTTGTGCATCGTTCTCGCGCACTTCTTCGGTCTTATCAGCCGGGGAATAGCCTTTGTCGGTCAACCGGAGTTGCTGCTGCATCTGCATGTGCAGGATGTCCAGCTCGTGCTTCTTGTCCGCACGGTCTTGCAGCATGTCAAAAAGTCTTGGGAACAGAGCGACGATGTAGCCGCCAATAGTAGAGATGAGAGTCAGCATGATTACTCCTTATTTGTCGTACATACGTTCAATCAAAATCTCTTTCCGCAGTTCCTTCATCTTCCTGATCTCGTGGATTGCTGCTTCTTTCACAACATAGAGATCCCAAAGCATAAAACCCACAATCGGCATCACTATGAAGAACGTCAACAGAACAGCCAGCACGACAACAATCAATGACCAAGGGACGTCTTCATCATCGCGCTTCTTGTCGTCAGCCACATTACGTATCCCGCCCAAATCACCACGAAAATTACTGCCGAAACCCATGCCACCTTTGACTTTATTTCCGCTATTCTTCTTCTGCGTCGCCATCTTGCTATCTGTGCCAGCCTAAGTTCCTCTGCGTGAGCCTCTTCCTGCTCTTTGACGATCCGCTGCCACATCTCCTCAAACTTGCCCCACAGTCCAGATAATTCCGGCGGGCTGCGGTACACCATGGTTTCGCGTATCTCAGTCAGCATCGCATCTAGCCTCGACGTAATCAGGATGCGCTTTAATGCTCGCCTGCCGATACTCTCTTCCCCCCTGTAAACCTGCTTGGCTTCCAACTGCTCTTTCAAGAACAGCTTGCTGATAGCGTCATACGCATCCATCAACGCGCCTAGCTGGTTACCGATGTCCGTAAACACATCGTTAGGGTCAGCCTTGGCTATCTCCTGCACACGCTGAACTTCCGCGTGGTACTGCTGCTTCTGCGCTGGCGTCGGATCAACGATCTTGTTGTACTGCTCTTTCAGATCATCAAGCACTTCTTTTACTTCACCCGCTGCGCCTTTAATCTCTTTGTAAAGCTCACAGCCTTTCTTTACAGCCGCAACAGCAGCATTGGCAGCAGCAAGAAGGGTTAGCGGGTCAATTTTTTACTCCGGTTGTGCAGGCCAAGTAATGTCCCAAGGGAACCCTGACTGCGTCGGTAGGTCTCTCAACGCTTGGCAGTAGTCTATCCACGCTTGGGATGGTGTCAGGTCACTTCTGAAGCGCCAGTCTGTCTCTGTTAGCTTACGGTTTCTTTCGTTGCGCACATTTGTGGCTTGGTTTGCGTCAGCCGCAGCTTTGGCTTCATCGTCCATGTCGGCAACGCTGTACTTGGTGTACCACTTGCCATTGACCTCTTCAACGCCATCACGGAACGCTGTCTGGTAGCGGGTTGGTTGTGCTTGTGGGCCTTCGAACACCGGGTCGGCACCAAGAGCTTCCAAAACTTCAGGTGTGGTCTGACCCCACGATGGGCCACCGTTCTCTTGGCAGTAGCGCCGCAGTTCACTTTCGGTCATCACTGCACCGTTGGATCGTAGTCTGATTTCCATGATTCCCTCTATGCCACTGCTAAGAAAATAAATGTGCCACCGTTAGCGTTAATTGCCGCAGGGGCTGTGCTGCTGATCTCAAACCCTGAGTTTGCAGTGTCTACGTAATCGGTACCAGTAACTTCAGCGGCTGTTGAGTTAACTAGTAGATACGGATCGTTACCTGCCACAATGCCCCGTGCGCTATCCCAAACGTACCAATCGCCCGTTGAGTCAGTGCGCTTAATCATCACGAACCGACTACCTGCAGTAAAGCCACAGTTGATGACTTGCGTTGTGCCTGTACCGGTATAGCTGCCTACTTTGGAAACGCCTGCGACTGTAGCAAATAGGTACGTGACATAAGTAGTCCCCAAACCATTTGTCTGGTTGCTTTGTCCCACCGTGAATGTCGTTGTGGTTGGCGCAGTGTTATTCCAAACCAAAGAGCTAGTTTGAGTGGCTGCATTTAATTCGAGTCCTAACCATTTATCATTTCCACCTAAACCAGAAGACCAAACTGTCCAGCCATTACCGACATTCCTCGGTTTATTGATGATCAACTCTGGAGCAACGGTCAAATTGTGAGTTAAGGCTTGAGTGGTTGTATTCCCTGTCCCCGTGTAACACACTATGTCAAAAAAACCCGGAGCGCGACGGAAGTTCCACATTACAGAATTCGTTCCGTTGTTATTCCACGCCGTCTGAGAAGGAACGCCTACAGAAAATCCGTCTTGATCAAACGTCGTGAAATCTTCACCTGCTAAGGTAGCTGTCTCTGCGCTGGCATTAGTAGCGGTCATAAACCGCCGTATTCCGACCAATTTATTTACGAAATAAGAATAGTTGAAGTTTCTAGGGGTACCAAACAAAAGATCAGGAGGAAAACCCATACCAGTGATGGAGTTTGTACTTCCGTTGCCAACGTATGTGATTGGTTTGAAAACGGTTGTCCCACTCGTCGGCACTTTCATCGGGCCACGACGGATGGCGATGTAGATGAACGTAGAGCCTGCTTCGTTAATGTCCGACTCTGGGCCGTTAAAGTAAAAGCCAGTAGACGCTGCTACTACCTGATCTACAGTAGCGGTAGTCTCTGCTGCACTAGAGTTTGCTGCAAGCCACGCCTGAGATCCGGTATCAGCCATGCTCCTCATGTTGTCCACCATAACCCAACGGTTGCCTGCTGTGGTGATGTTTTTTATAAATACCCATTGCGGCTCGTACCCCAATGTGACGATTTCTTTGTTGCGGTGGTTGCTACCAAGATATGTGCCGCAAGTGATTACATTGTCCGTGCCTGTCAAACCAAAACCGCCAGCATTATGAGCGAATATGTAGGCGATATAGTTTCTGCCTGCAAAGTTAGCATCTGGATTCCCACTAGCATTTGGTTGAATTGTGATTTGCGTGCTAGAAACAGAAATCCAGTTTGAAAGCGTAGCTACGTTATCGGTTGTGTTTAAGTAAAGATATTGGCTTGTCGTAAGACTTCGATGCCATACCATCCAATTTCTTGCGGTATCCGTACTTTTGATGATGACGCAGCCCGGTGTTGAGCCTAAATTATGATTTATTGTTACTGCGCTGGCGCTTCCTGCATATGTTTGAATGTCAAAAAACTTCGGCTGTCTTCGAAAAGTCCAAGATGCAAATGTTGATGAAGACTGATTTACCGCAGCTGCTGAATTTAGTGTATATCCAGTTGTTCCAAATGAAGTAACTCCATATGTTGATCCTGACTGAGCAAAGTTCTGATTGGTCGCCAAATACCCCGCAGACGTACCACGAACGGTATCGACTAAAATATGGTCATTTGCACCGCTTCTGATTTTTGTCCACACCAAGCCGCCTTTGGTGGAAAAATCAATGTTGTTTGTGATCGTCTGCGTTGAGCCGTTGCCCGTGTACAAGTACGTCGAATACACATCTTCGATATATACAGGCGCAGCAGACTGCGCAAACTCACCAAAGCCTTGGGCAGATGCAGCGCCGCGAGTAGCGATCAATGGCATTATGCAAACCTCGTCTGAGCGGCGAACACTGAGAATGTCGCATTCGCTGTTTTTATGATCGTATATGTGTAAGCATCAACACCGCTTGCGTTGCCTGCTGATGGAGCCGTACCGCCTTGCCAGCGAGTTGTCACGCCAGAAGTTGTGCCGTCAATTTGCACCGCGCTGTTGAAGTAGGCTGTTGCGCCTTGTGTCACAAGGAACGCTGCGGTCAACGATTCACCTGTTGCCATCAACGTATTCAAAGAAGTGCTGCCAGAGCCCCTGAAGTTCACCGTCCAGTTGGCTGAAGCATTGATGGAGTAAAACAAGACGACCTGAGTAGTTACGTCGTAAGCAATCGTGCCAGTCGCAGCGGTCGTAGAAACAACAGCAGTCTCCAACACATCAGCAATCTTCAACCCTGCTGTGCTTGAGGTGCCAATTACCGTCATCTTGTTGGCGACAGTTACGTCGCCTGACGCAACAGTCAAGCCCGTCGTACCAGCGCTTTGCAACGCCAACTGACCAGAAGCATCAGCCGTGACAACAGCCCCGCCTACAATCGTATCCGCATTAATATTGACAGCCATGATTTACTCCATCGCGTTGATTTTCGCGGTTAAGGCAGCAAGCTCTGCCAATAGTTGTTCTTTGGTTGGGGCGGGTCTTGAGGGTGGCACATACGCCGCAGCGTGAGCTTCTAACTCAGCAATTTCTTCCGCAGTTAGGTCAACTTTAGTAACTACCCCTGTACTTACATCGCAAACTATTCTGTGCATGATAATTCCTTACATGTAAGCAATGTTGACTTCACCAAGATTAAAAGTGTCTGTTCCATTAACAGAAGTTATACGAATCCTATCAAGAACAGCAGAAAGTGATTTCCTTCCACCAACATTGTATGTAGTTCCAGAAGCCTCTCCTAACGTTCCAGAACAAACCCATGTATTTGTAGTCGCATTTTCTAAAGTAAAAATAACACTTCCGTTAAGCATATCCGGAGCAGAATCTGACAATATTGCTATGCCAGAAGTGCCACCTAAAGTTGCAGAAGTTGCGCCATTTATTCTACTGGAGCCCGAAAAATAACCAGATGTTTCAACAGTTCCAGAACTGCCTAACTGTATTTGTTTGCCGGAAATACCATTTGTCCTAACTGTATTAAACGTCACAATAAAAAATTTTATTCCACTTGGTATCCCGGTAAAAGTAATTGAAGTTCCTGATGTTGTAGCTACAGGAGTACCCAGTGTCAAACCAGACGATAAAGTTGCCCAAGTAGGCGCACCAGCCCCATTACTCTGCAATACCTGCCCACTCGTACCCGCCGCAGTAGATGCATAGTTCGTGCCGTCGCCATAGACGACACCTCCAGCGGTGGGTGTGTTATTTCCTACTATAGTGACTGCCATGATTTACTCCATGATCTTGTCAGCAGAAGCCTGACTGATTACGCCTGATGCCACTAGGAAGTCCACCAACTCTTGAGCGCCTTCTTCAGTCTTTGGCAGTTCGGCTTTGACTGTAATGATTTCAGGGGCGCTGTTGTTGTCCCACTTAACCTTCTCTGCCAAAGACATACCGCTGCGGAAGTCTGTTGCTGTCCATTGGCGAGGAAGAGATGGAGGTTCAACATAAACCGGTTGAGGGGGTTTACGAATAGCACCGTTTTCCCAGAAATCGCCATTCTCAGCGTCGTCGGGTACTTGCGTGTCATAGAACTTGGCAACATTAGGATGATGCCAATTAAAAGGGTCGGTGGGCGTCAGGTCACGAATGCGCCCGTCTTCAATCCATGCGTATTTCATGATTAATATCCCTCCGTCCATGCAAATGCTACAAAACCTGCGCCACCAGTACCAGCAGCGGTGCCAGACAGACAAAGTCCACCACCACCACCGCCGCCGCCTGCGCCACCAGTACCAGCAATCATTTGAACACTTTGACCCGGCTCGGAACTGCCGCCACCGCCGCCACCTCCAAAACCGCCATTTCCAGAAGCCACTGTCTGAGAACCATTTGAACCAGCGCCACCACCACCGCCAAAAAATCCGCCGTTACCCGCATTAGCTATCTGAGCGGCACCGCCACCGCCGCCGCCACCCCATCCGCCAGAACCGCCAAAAAGCGCAGCGGCACCCCCAGCACCGCCTCCACCGCCACCGAAACCCCCTGAGCCAGTAGAAAATTGTATCCCTCCGCCACCACCCCCACCTACAGGGCGAACACGGTTTGCATAAAGGATGAAATCAGAATCTCCTACGACAGAAATTTGTGACCCTCCACTCATTGCTGGATAAGCCGATTGGTTTGTAGTCCCAAGAAATTCAGAAGTTCCTCCATAGGGGCCTCCACCTATCCCACGGCCTAATTGAGCGCCAGAAGCTGATCCATTTCTAGCTGTACCGCCTGCTCCTTCTGAACCCCCGCCGCCACCACCATGATTGTTTGTAGTTCCAACACCTATTGAAGAACCTCCAGCCCCGTTATATCCACCCCCACCAGCACCCGCTTGGGGTTGTCCTGAAGAACTTGATGCTTGGCATGACCCACCCGTACCGTTAAACCCACCACCACCAGCTCCAGCGTCATTTAATGCTGAGGCGTTATCTACGAGAATTGAGCCGCCAACGCCATTAAACCCGCCCCCACCAGAACCGGAACGGTTGGTGCCAGCAGTATGTGTAATAGCTCCACCAGCAGCGTTTAAACCGCCGCCGCCAGAACCACCTCGACTAGTGCCAGCGGTATATGTAATTGCCCCACCCGCACCGCCAGTTCTTGTAATAAGTTGTCTAATAGTTTCTGACGCCGTAGCCGTACCACCAGTGCCGCCTGCGATACTTGAGGCTGTTCCAGTTCCTTTATTGCCGCCACTACCACCCGTGCAGCTAATTGTTGTACCAATAGAAGTAGTGCCACCGGCACTTCCAGCCGTCGCACTTCCAGACGTGTTATTACCAACACCAGCCGCACCCGCAGCGCCAATCGTTCCAGAAATAAGTTGCCCCGGAATTACATCAAGAATGCCTTCTGCCGAACCCCCAGCGCCGCCGCCAGTACCAGCAGCACTAGAACTTGTACCTCCATAACCGCCACCACCGCCACCACCGCCAGCAGCCATAAAATAAAGCTGGTAGACGTTTTGTGGAACAGTAAATGTAAATGCGCCAGCAGTTGTTATGACTTGACTACGCTGCCAATTAGCTGGAGCAACTCGTGTCGCTGTATTCGGCGGTAAACCGTATCCGTATAGTCCCTTGTTCATCAGAAGTCCCCTCCCAAAGCTGTCACGCGAATACCTGTTTGTGAGGTAGATGTAGTTGCGCGTAATGAATGACCCGTTGGAATAATCAACGGCATGATGTTTGCATTTACATTGCTAGATAGCGTTGCCTGAAACGCCGGAGCAGTTGTGCTCGATGTAATAGCAATCACAGGAACCTGATTCCACAGAATGTAGTTTGTGCCGTCAAAGATAAACAAATTGATTAGGCCAGCGGAGGTTGTGGCTACACCTTGAATATCGATGTAATCGATACGTGTGCCAGACGCACCCGCAGTCAGGATCGTGCCTACCGTTGTCGGCGCAGTCAGCGAAGTGTCTGCGGTTGTCAGTGTTGCAGACCCCACTCGCGGGGTGGCTGCGTATTGTGCAGAAGTTGCCATGATGCCTCCTTAAATAATTCCAAAATTTGCCGGAGCAGATTGTAAAGAGGGCACACCATTGTCCCCCGCTTGAATTTGAAGTACGAACCCTTGAGCGCCGCCGCCAGATAAAGCCCCCGTTACCGTCACATTACCCGGAAACGTCGCATTGCCCGACACATCTAACGTCAACGCAGTAGTGTTCGTATTGGTTTTAAATACCAACGCACCCGTCGTATCGCCAGTATTAACTAGCGCGGTGCCAGAAGTAGTGCCTGCTGAAATCGTACTCATTGCTGCTCCTTAGATAATTACCCAGCGCTGACCGCTAGGAACAGTAACGGTTACTCCTGAATTGATTGTGATAGGGCCAACACTGAAACCATTTTTACCGGCTGTAAGTGTGTAGTTAGACGTCACAACCAGACTGTTTTCCCAAATAACACCATTCGCAGAAGCACCCGTATTCTCCCAACTTGCGACTGTTCCGTTGGTGAAAAGGTATTTGCCCGCCTGTCCAGTTTGACTAGGCAGCGCATTTAATGTTGTAAAAGATAAAGTTCCCGAGCCGTTGGTAACAATAACTTGGTTGGCAGTGCCGTCAGCCGTTGGATACCTCAACCCAGCAGGGTTGTTCATAATCCTAGTAACAGTTCCCGACGCATTCTCGGCATAAATAGCCATGTCAGTATTGGCAATATTAATAGCCAACTCTCCGGGAACTAGATTGCCAGCCGTAGGTACAGCAGCCCCCGTAGTGCTGTAGTAGAGCTGGATCGGCGTATATCCGGCTTGTGCCATTTCTTACTCCTTAGAACGTCCCACCGGATACTCCGGCAGTAATCGCATTAGTTGATGGATTGTAGGTAATACCGGCGTCTACTCCAAGTGCCTGATTGCCAGTCGTGGAGGCAGCAACAAACGGGATGAAGAAGTCAGCATTTGTGCTAGTTGCCGTTGTCGCTACATTCGTGGCGTTCGTCGCCGTTGTTGCCGAACCCACAGACAGGGTGCTCTGAGCCACATATTCAGGCGCTGCAGCCCCTGCCACTAAGACATTAGTCGTAGTCCCTAAAGCCAGCTTAGACAGCGTTGCCGTACCGGATGCATAGATCAAATCGCCTGCGGTGTAGGTAGTCAGCCCTGTACCGCCAGAACCTACCGCTATCGTCGTGGCGTTCCAAGTACCTGCTGTCAGCGTCCCAACGCCGGTGATCCCAGTGTATGAACCGCTGATACGCGCAGAATCAACCGTGCCCGAGGTAATTGCACTAGCCGCAATCGCAATCGATACATCCGTTGCGCTGGTGATCTGACCCTGAGCATTGATCGACAGGGTCATCGCGGTAGCTGCACCACCATAACTACCAGCGGAAACACCCGTATTAGCGATGTTGAAGGTATAAGCCGGAGACTCAGAAAGCCCCGTACCCGCAGAATAAGTCAGCGGTGCGCCAAACTGCGTAAAGGTGATGCCTGTCGTGCCCACCGTAATGGGCAGAGGTGTCTGCTGAACCCACGAAGTATTAGCGTTCGCAGTTCCCGAAATAATCAGGAAGAAGTCACCCTGATTGATCTGGTCAACTCCCGTACCTGCTGTGTCAAAGTCAGTCGCACGAATAAGGATATAAGGCCCGCCAGCGCTTCCCGCTGCAGACAAGGTATAGACGCCGTTATGTGCGGCGTTCGACTCATTCTTAACCAGAATTCGGGTGCCATTGTCAGCAGGCGAGGCAAACGTATACCCATCAACCGTCAGCGCACCATTCACATTACCCGTCAAGGTCGCCCCAACACCGCCCGTGCCATTGTTGTAAGTGTTCGCAGCTAAAGCCGCAGTTGTCGCGTACTTACAAGACTCGTGGAAGTTGATACCCGAGGCAATCGCATCAGCGTAGGTCTTGTTGACGATGTCGTTGCCACTGCTTGGAGGCGTGGTAATCGTCCCCGTTGTCATCGCAACCGAGGTAAACGTACCTGCAGCCGGTGTCGTACCACCTATGGTCGTGCCATTGATGTTGCCGCCAGTGATCGCAACCGAGGACGCGGCTTGCGTAGACATCGTTCCCAAACCGGTAATATCGGTGTTTGGAATAGTTGCCGCAGCCGTAAATGCACTCGATCCGTTACCTTTTACGTAACCAGTTAAAGAAGTTGCGCCTGTACCGCCGTTGGCAACTATTAAGGTGCCGCCTAGCGTCAGAGTTCCCGAAGATGTAATCGGGCCACCAGTGACCGTTAGACCAGTCGTACCACCCGATCCATCAACCGAAGTAACCGTACCCGCACCGGCAACAGCACCCCAGACAAACCCAGAGCCGTCCCACTTCAGGAACGTATCGGCAGAAGTCGGGGCTACGGTGAAGCTCGTTGAATTCGGCCCTAGTTGATACAGAATCTGGTTTGCGGCACCGCCAATGACGTTCTCTGAGCCTGTAATCGTGACATCAGTCGCAGAGGTAATCCGGCCTTTGCTGTCAACCGTAAACTGCCCTACCTGCGTGCCAGAGCCGTAAGTACCAGCGGCTACACCAGACGCATCTAAAGAGATCGTCGGGTTGCCTAATAAGCCATCGCCATCAGTAACCGCAACCTCACCCGCCGTTCCAGTGATCTGTACAGCCCCCACAGAGGAGCTGTTCTGAAGCACTAAAATGCCAGACCCGCTGAGGCCATTTATAGAGCCTACAGGGCCATTTAGGGCGATGACAGGGTTGCCAGCCACCCCGTCGCCATTCGTGACTGTAACGCCTGTAGAAGAGCCTGTGAGCGTCCTTCCAACAACAGTATTGCCGCTCGTCTTGGAAATCATCCCGTTAGTGGAGGATTCAAGGCTTCCAGAGGCACCGTTTAGGATGATTGAGATCGAACCCAGAGCGCCGGTGTCCGTTAAACCTACGCCCGTACCACCCTGCAATCTGCGCGAGTTCGGCAGCGTTGACTCGGTGTTAACAGTAATGAATGTCTGTTGTTGCGTCGGGGAATTAGCAATCGCCGCAACCGTTGTCTGAACGGTCTGCCCGTTCTGGCTAATCGGAACCGACTCCGTCCCAGTAAGCGACTGGGCGGCTGGGAGTTGCGAAATAGTGACTTGTGCCATTATGGTGCCGTGCTAATAACATCCAGATTCCCGTTGTTCTCAGGATCATCTGTGTTTTGGTTAGTCGATAGTACAAACCCAGTTGTCGTCACAATATCATTCGGATCTACCGCCACGCTAACATCAGGGCGCGGGAACCGAAGCGTGATCCGCTCAGTTTTTCTCGCCGGCAACCGATACGGGTCAAACTGGTCTTTACAGTTATGACTACAAACCATCAGCCCCGGAAAGTTCGGGTCTTTTGACAGATCGGCGTGCGGACGCTTCATCTTACAGCGATCACAGACTGCAATCGCTATGTCCGAGTAACCTAGTGTGTCAAGAAACCTCGGCATAACTACCTCGTGTATACCGCGATGTTCGGTGCCAGATAGATCGGCGACTTGTCCCGCTCTTCAGACTCAGCCAAAGACAGATACTTCTCCGCTTGCATCTCAAGATACTGAATCCGATTCATATCAATACCCGGCAACTCCATCGACATCTGGTGCGCCAACATGTTCTGTACCGCTAAATACCAGCGATCAGGGATCTCTAGCTGCCCATCTAAGGCACCTACGTCCATCACCTGACGCGAATACCACACCACCATCTGCACAAATGGGTCAGAAGGCGTAGGCCATAGGTTGATCTGCGGTCTAGGAATCGTCCGGTTGAACCAGAACTGGTACGGCTGGTTCGCAGTGAAGTTTTTGTTCGGCAAAGACACGTAGTCATCCCGGTTCAGACGCGCCATCGGGACTTCTCGGCTGTTATTCCCTACGTAGAACTCGCGCACCTGTAGCGTATTGCCGCCAGTCTCGCGCATCCGGTAATACTGCTTACTCGCACCCGGATCAATCTGATACCAAAGCCACTCGTTATCGACCCAAGTCGTTACTCCGGTGTCTTCGAGGAGCGTCCACGTTGAGCCATCGGTTGAAGTCTCAAAAAGGATGTCAAAGTTTCCTGATACGCCCGGAAGAATACCAATAGAGCCAGCGTAGATAGGGTTATTAGTGCCATAGTTCACCGAGATGTTGCCGTTAGGCGATGTTTGAACGCAAACCGTGTCAATGTCGTTGTCAAACGCATTATTTGCTATGCCAGAAGACGCCGAATACCCCCCTGTTGGGCGGTTCATCGTGCGGTAGTTGGCATTTAGGACGTCAATCGAGCCCAAAGGCAGCTCATAAATGAACTGATCAGCCTTCAGACCGAAGACTTTTTGCCCAATCGCCCAATAATTGATGCCAATATTGGAAAGATTGGATAAGAGATAGAAAAGCGACTGCTTGGCTGAGTAAACTTGCTCCGAAGTCAGTTCTTCAGCCAGCTTTCCAGCGCGTCGAGCACCGTGGTCGATCAAATCTTGCACTGAAATGACCGTTTGACCGACTGTTCCAGAGTAAGCCATGTGCTTTCCTTACCATGAAGGGCATTTAGACGATCTCTTACCGCCTGAAGACATCTTACAAGTAGCCTTACCACCACTCCTCATCGCCTGACCAGTCGCCTGCGAAGTAGGCTCTGCAGCCTCTTGAGAGTATTCAGAGTAAGGACGGAAGTCATTCGTCGCAGGAGAGAAAGAACTAGCCTGCTTCATCATGTCTGTCATAGCGCCTGCGTTACCAGCAGTGCTGCCGGGGATCGTGACAGATGATTGCTCACCCTCAGTTACAAAGCTGCTCAAACCACCAACAGCCATCTTCTTGCCTTTTTTCATATTCGCCTCACCAACCGGGACAGTTCCAACGCTTCATCGAAGCCCTTGCGCGTGATCCACGTTCGCTTTTCTCAGCTACAGGCCCCATACGCGCACAGAATGAGTCCCTACGTTTACCGCCCTCCGGTTGCGGAGCCTTCAAGTCACTACCCGTCTCACGGTTGTACTTCGCCCGACCCTTCGCTGTCAATCCAGCACCCTGATCTGCAGGCAACTTCTCACCGCGACCAATGGCTAAAGATACGCCACCATTTTTTTTTGCTTCTGGCAGCTTACCGTAAGCCTTCTTGCCGACGTTTGACTGAGTGTACTCTTTGGCGACATCCTCTGATATGCCAACTTTCTTAGCAATCTTAGGGTTGTATTCAACCGCCTTCATCAGACGGAACTGAGCTTTAGACTTAGCGGGCATTACGGCCCCTCTTTCACCAAAAGAATGATGAACAGCGATGAAACGGCATTGTTGTTTGCGCTGGCAATCGCAGTTGCTTCAACCGTTGTCTTCTCTGGAACTGCCAGAGGGTACTCGAACACATAGTTCGCAACACCATTATTGAGCGTGGTGATCGCCTCAGTCATGCGAATGTTATTCGTACCACGGAGCAACAAACGACCTTCAACTTGGGTTGAACCGCTGGGCTGACCAGCCGAAAACAGACCTTGAGACACATACCCCGTATACCCTGCTGGGATGGTGTAGCTGCCTGTAGTCGTAACGTTGTAATCTAGCTTAATGATGTCGTATGTGGTTGCAGGAACGCCTGCGGTCACAACACCAGTGCCGATATAGATGCTGCCTGCAGCGCTGTTGCCAGAGCCTGCGGTCGCCACATAGGCATAGTTGACGCGAAGAAGCGATGCAGTCATCGTGACGGCTGTTTGTCCGTTTAGCGTGACGGTCTCTGTGACTTCGTTGTAATTAGCATCAAGACCCTGTACAACGACCGTGCGGGCTCCTGTGCCTGCTGACGTATCGTTCGCACTTGTCGAACTGACGGTCATTTGAATGGCCGACGCAGGGAAAGTAATTAAACTAGGTAAAGGCCAAACCGAGACTTGAGTTTGGTCAACATCACCGTTGAACCCAAAGACAGTGACGTTTCTGTGCCCCTGAATTTGACCGCGAGAGACCTGCAACTCGAACGGTTCATATGCGCCTTGACGCGAAATAGATGAAATTACGGTTGCCATGCGGCTCTCCAAAATAAATTAAAAGTGGGAGCCGAAGCCCCCACCTTATTTAACACGCACCGCCGTAGCGCTTTTTCGTCGGCGTTACAGTCCGACTTACTTCGCGCTCAGTAGTTGTTACCGAGCCAGAACCCTGCAAACCCTTCTTCAGCTCTTCGTATCCCTTCCGTAACCGCTCTGGGAGAGACTTCAGTGCATCCACTGGGTTTTTCAAAGCATTCAACATAGCCTCGCGGTCAGCTTGATTTTCAGCTTTTTCATCCGCATAGAACTTGTCGTAAGCCTTAGTTTGCTCTTTGTCAGACATGCCACCCTCTGCGTACTTTCGTACTTTGCCACCCTTTTTATAGGTGCCAGACAATTGGTTGATGCTGACAGGGGTGGGCGGCTTTTTGTAACCCTGAGGCATAGCAACCGCTTTGCCCGAGTCGTTTACCGATCCACCCCTAGCAAACTTTTTTAGGGCACCGCCCTTCTTAAAGCCGCCTGCATTGCCCTTGCGAACCTCACCGGTAGTCGTGTTAGTTACGCCCGGACGAGAGCTGCTGACGTTACCTTCAACGCCGCCACCTTTGGCAAATTTACGGTCTTTCACCAAGCCAATTGGAGCGCCAGTTAACGTGCGACCCGGCCCCGTGCTCTCTTTTGGTCTAGGAGTAACTGGACGAGGCCCCAAATTTTTAGGGCCACGAGGACGAGGCGTAGGCCCAGCATCGTTAGGGCCGGAGCCGCGACGAGGTAATGGCATAGGGCCCGGATTTTTAGGGCCACGAGGCCCCATAGGCCCAGCATCGTTAGGGCCGGAACCGCGACGAGGCAATGGCATAGGGCCCGGATTTTTAGGGCCACGAGGACGAGGCATGTACTTATCGTAGTCTGCGCCACTTACAGTAGGCCTACTCGGCGTTAGTTCAGTCCGCGCTCTACCAATCATGTCTTTCATGGTAGGGGCTGGCTTTGGAGTACCGCCGCCAGTACGAGGGGTTGTTGGAGGTGGGAGTTGACCACCCATCGCCATCTTCTTGACGTTGCCACCCTTCTTGTAGCCACCACCGTTGCCCATCTTCACATCACCAGTCTTAGCTGGTGAACGATCAGGCGTAGCAGTGTGCATCAAGGTTTCTTCGTACTTTCCAGCACCCTTCTTCGATGCGCTCACAGGAATGACGCTGCCGCCATCCTTGTAGCCACCCTGACCCATAGCAACACCGCCGGTCTTCAGGCCTTTGTGAGCCTTGGAAGCAGGCAAAGCAGCGTGCTTTTTCAGAGCCTCGCCACCGTCTGCCTTCTTACGACCCATCATCGCCTTACGACGCGCAGCCATTGAAGGAGCAGCAGGAGCCGCACCACCAACAGGCCCCGGAGGCAGGCCAGCGCGAGAGAGAACGCCTGACATACCGCCGTTAGCCATCTTCTTGCTACCTGTGCCGTGATCTTTGGCCTTCATCTTAGGCATAGCTACATGCCCACCCTTTTTGAGCTTTAGCTCAATGCTAGGCTCGGTGGTCATCATTTTGACCATTGGTCGAAAACTACCCATTTTCGGTTTCCTTTACTTTTGAAATCAAATCCCGAGCAATTTTTTTTGCTCGTATTTTTTCAATAGTTTCAGATGAGTGTTTATACCCCAGCCTATTGCTTGATTTGCCTTTTTTTGCTTGGCTAATTTTTTGTTTTATCTCTTCAGACAAAATCACACCTTTCCTTGGAGATTGCTTACCAAGTAATGATTGAGATATTTTGTCTTTTGTTTCTTGAGATAAAACTCGTCCTTTTTCTGCACCAACTCCACATTCACCGCCTCTGGTTAAGTTATAACCATTTGGTTGAAATGTATTGTGCTGAATAATAAGGATTTGCTCAAGAATTAAAGCGTTTTCTCTATCAAACGCATCTGCGATGTGAGTAAAAACAAAGTTTTCTTTGCCATACTTCTTTATCGCTTTATGCAATAGCGGAGTTTCACCTAAAGCCTTTTTATGACGACTCCATCTTTTTTCCAAATTTTTACTAATGCCAACATATTGCTTAGCATTAATTGCATTTGTAACTATGTAGATGGAGTACGCCATGGCGATTTACTCAAACTTTCTGAGCATACACAACGGTCAGACGAACAATCGCCTGTGTTGTGCTGATCGTGCCATCAGGATCAAGCGTGATGACAACTGATTGGTTAGTACCAATGTCAGCCATCGCCGCCAACTGAGCTGCCGTAAAAGTCAAAGCCGCACGACCGCCAGCGAAAATATCTGTTGAAGATACATATTGCGTACCCGCAGCAGCAGTTCCGATGGTCATTGCAATCGCAGTAGCAGTGCCACCGCCAACGACTTCATCCTGAACCATATCAACGAAGAAGCTGATGATCTGGGATGAGGCTGGGAGGGTTAGCGTCGCACTAGTTGCAGTACCTGCAGATGCAGTGGTAACGGTAGTGGTCTGCGTCATGACGACGAAGCCACCATCAACCGTATCGGTCAGCGTGCCTGAACCAGCGCGAAGCGTCGAACCAAAATAGGTTTGCATTTCATTTCTCCTATTAGGAGGGGAGCCGAAGCTCCCCAATTGGTTTAGACGCCCGGAGTGCCGTACATGGCACGTGGGTCAGTGAAGCCAACGTCGTAACGCTCGGTTGCCTTGTAGCGCATCGAGTCAGTTTCGAAGTCACCTTCCATCGTCTTCTCCAGACCACGGCGCATCATCAGCTTCATGCCCTCTGGAGCATCAGTCTGCACCCACCAAGCGGTCGAAGAAGTCAGACGCGACAGAACTGCAGCGCCTTCGTCCAACAGGCCGATTGACTTGATTGGGTTGACGTCATTGTTCGCGTTACCAGAACGCAGAACCGACTTCAGCAGAACTTCTGCTTGGAAGATGTTGCCGGGGGCAACAACAAGCTGACGAGGAACCAGACGGATCTTCTTGCCGTTGTTGTCAACTGCCTGACGAATCTGGATCAGCATCTGTTCCAGAGAAGTCTGCGACAGGTTTGCAGCAGTCGTCAGCAGGTTGCTGAAGGTGCCGTTGACAATCGGATGCGAAGCGGAGTTCAGAGGAACGCCGTCACCACCCGGATAGGCTGAGTTGAACGCACGGTTCAGCACGTTTGCAGACAGTGTCTCTTTCGTCTCGATCAGCGACTGTGCCAAGTGCTTGGCATAGACTTGACCGATACGGATGTGATCACCATCTTCTACCAGCACTTTGGTCAGAGCAAATGCCAGACCATAGACCGAGTAGACATAGCGCTTTAGGAACAGCACGCCGCCCTGCTGATAGGTAACAGGAGTACCGTCAGGCAGTTGCGGAGCAGCGCCAAAACCATACAGCACTGGCTCTTCGTGGTAGTTACGTGGGATACCTTCTTGCTCACGGAATACGCGAGACCATTCATCAGTACGCTGATCGTAGACACCGTCAAAACATTCATTCAGGATAGGTTCGACTATGCTACGAAAGTCGGTACTTCTCATCGGGGCTGCCATGATTCATGCCCTCCTTTAAATAGCGTTGATCGAAGCAACGTACTGGCTGAGAGCAACCTGTACTTGCACGATAGGAAAGCCATCACCCCAAGCATTGTCCGGATACGGAGAAATGTTGATGACGCGCAGTTGGTTAGTCGCACCGCTACCAGCACCCGAGGTGCTCATCGAGGCAGACGACAGACCGGTCGATGACGAACCAGCAGTTGGGTTCGTGAAATCGAACTGATCACCAATAGCAGCCTGAGTCAGGTTGCCAGCAGCTTGGATCTCATAAACGATGTTCGGGTCTTGGTAGTAGTAAGCGACTACCGAACCAACTTGGAACGACTCGTTCGCAGGCCAGAAGTTCGACACGCGACGACGACCTGTGGCGTCAGTCCACTCAACGCCAGCAAAGGCACCAAGGAACGCTTCAGTCGAAGAGATGTTTTCAATATAGCCAGCCGTGTTCATCTTAACGGGCGCACCCTTGAAGATGTTCGAGGCATAGCCGAGCGAGGTGTTTCCACTGGTGGAAACGGTTTCGATACCGTTAGCAAGAGCAACTGCACGATCCAGACCGGAAGGATGGAATGCAGGGCGCAGGCCAAACGGAGCAGCAGCAACAGTCATGATTCACTCCATTAGGTTTCAAAACCTACCCATGAAAAATAGGGGCAGGAATCGGTTTGTCAATTTGCTCCAACCCGTCGCCTTCGACTTGACCGAGAGCTCGCCCTCGGCTATCGCGTCCAACTTGAGATTCCGCCTGTACCTTGATCTTGTTCGCCTCTTCCAACGGTTGATCGTGGTGGAAGTGCGCCATGATGTCTTGGTACGTATCCATAGGGATCTTAAACAGCAGCATCTCATTGCACGCGACATAACCGCTATGTTCGCCAGCCTTTACGCGCCAATTCTCGTAACCTTTGACTTCATCCGCCATCACTGGGGAGTAGCCAAGGCGCAAGCGCTTATCAATACTGTCGTAACTGTTGGTTGTCGAAAGCCAGCAAACGTGCCATCCGGGCATGTCAGGGGCTGGCGGCAATGCGCTTTGTACCCATTCGTCCTTCCACATCTTGCGACGTTCTTCGGCGGATACAAACATTTCCTCCGGTGCCTCTCGACTTGAGTCAAGACTAGCGCGTGATTCGCGCCCACCAGTGTTGAGGGATTTCTTTAAACGACTGTCCATAATTAGCTCCTTTGTCCATTTTTACGTGCTTCAATTGCGTAGCGCTTAATCATGCGAGCCCGTTTCTCCGGGTTATCCCACATGCCAGCCTCTTTCATCGCCCGGACTTGGTCTGGGTTCAAAGTGAAGGTGCCTCGACTGGCACCCGCACTAGAGACTGATTCGCGCCCTCCGCCTGTCACCACATTCCTTGGACGGCTTTTCTGGGGTCGTTCATGTATAACATCAGTATAACGATGCGGTAGCACTTTTGACAAGCGTTTGTCAAGTTCGTCCCAATATTCTTCTGACTTGGGATTCCAGCCTTCTTCAGCCAAGGATGCGTCTACCGCCAAGGCGATCTTTGAGTCGGTATTCCCACCCATTGGATCGTACCAATCGCCGTGACTTTCCATCCACTCGTGCGCGTACCGCTGCATCTGTGGATCCTGCTGAATCGGCTGCGGAGCAGGCTCCTGCACAGACCGACGCTTAAACTGCTCAAGCGCTTCAGCCTGACGACGAGCCTCGTACACCATCTCCTCAGCCGCAGTCAGCAGATCGCCGTCACCAGCCTCAGCCGCCTCCTTCATCTTGGACTTGGCGTACTGGATACGCATCTTCTGGTCTTCAATCGCCTTGTCAATCCGGGCGAGATCCGAGCCAGTCTGCTTGCGCTCCAAGGCCGACAGACGCTCCATCAGCTCACTGTTCTGCCGCTGCAGGTTTTGCAGGCGAACGTCTTTCTCGGCAGAAACTTGTTTGTGGTATTCCTTACGCGCTTTACGCTTGGCTCGACGCGCAGCACGCATAGCCTCCGCTTCAGGGTCTACCGCACCACCCTCGGCAATCTCAGCCGCCGCAGCAGCGTCATCCGCCTCGTCAGAGCCCTCATCCTGCGCTTGCTGCTCAGGAACCTCTTCTTCCATCAAATCAGCAGGAAGATCGATTATTGCCGATCCATCGCTTGCTTCTTTGACAATCAATTCGTCTTTGTTCTCACTCATACGAAAGCCCTCATAGACAGAGGATCGCCTGTTACTTTGGCAATTACCTCATGATCATTGAACACTGCAAAAAGCGCAGGATCTTCATCCGGCTGGCTCTCAACGAGAACTTCCCAGCGGTCACCGCCCCACTTAGGGACGCGAATAAAGTCACCCTCCTCGCACCACGAGCCCTCAGGCCACGGTTCCATTGTGTCGCGCTTCTTGAAGGCCAAAGGGCCTACTGCGATAACCTTAGCCACCATGTTCTGCCACTTCTCGGTCTCCTTCGTCTCTTCGACTAGGATGATCCCCGCAGAAGTTGCCTTCTTTTTGGCACGGCGTAACTGAACTAAGATTCTTGCTCCAAGAGGTTTGGCACCGGGATCAACCGTGGGAAACGCCCACTCGATTTCAGCTTGGTCAAAAGCTACCGGCTCATTCATCTTCATCTGCTTCCTTTAACAAGTTGTTAATAATGTCCAAGGCATCTTGCAAGCCTTGGTGATTGCCTACTAGCCGTTGATACGAGTCAAACGTAGGGGCGTGCCCTTGTGCAAGGCTTAGCTGAATCTTCGCCTGCTCGCTCTTCAGCGCGTCAATCAGGTCGGACACATACCTCATGCGTTCGACTTGTCGATGCCCTTACCACTGAAATTACCGTGGTCGCTGTTAGCTTCTGGCATCGTCGCAGAGCCCTGCTCTTTGAGCGTCTCACCAGTTACCCACGCGCCCGCAGCCATACGCTGATGCTGCTTAACCAGCTCTGACTGTTGATCCTTATCAGTTGTCGCCATTACAGACTCCCTAAAGTGCGTTGTGCTGCTTCTTGCAGCGAAATAGCAGTGTCTTCCTGCTCCTTACGTAGCCGGTCTGCATCGAAGCTAATCTTTGCAGTGGCAATACGTTCTTTCGTGAGGTTGTCCTCAGCATTCTTGGCTATGTCAATCTTCTGCTCGTCTTTCTTCAGAGCAATGTCAGCCTGATCTCGTGCAGCTCGACGCTGTGTCTCAGCCAGCGACGACTCCAGTACCGCCTGAGCCTGCGGGTCAGCCAGCATCCGCTTCTGCATCTCAGCCTGCGCCTGCGTCATCTGCTGCAACTGCTGGCTCAACTGCTGCAGAATTGGCAACACCTGAGCAAACACCTGCTGGCTATCCATCGCCACGTGCTGAGAAGCCACCGCCACAGTACGATCAATCTCTTTAGGCGCATCGATGTCCGCATACTTCTGCAGATTGATCTCCGTGCCGGATGTTGCGTATTGGTTAATCTGATTCGTGTACCAGAGCATCATGTGCTGCTTGGCGTGCTCGATCACCTGAGGGATGAACTTCTGAGCGAACAGCGGATTGGAACCAAAGATCGGATCCTTAGCAAAATCTAAATGCGCTTGGATGTGCGCTAGGTGGTCTTGGCGGGGATAAGCGAACGCAGGCTTACCAAGTGCCATCGCAGCGTTTTCGTCGCTTGCAGCGGCCTCTACGGGCTTCGCAGAGGCAGGCATGAGCTCGTTTACGTTCGGGATCTTTGCCTGCTTCAGGATCCTAGTGATCACCGCCGCCTGATCGAACATCTGCGGGTACTTATCCATCAGCGAAATGACCATCTGGGTCTGCGCCATACGCTGGGATTCGCTAAAAATATGCGGATCCGACACCGGAATAATGTCAGAATTGCGGTTAAAGTCGTCTCGGCTGATCTCTAGCTCGGCAACAACGTCACCTTTCGTCTGATCGTCCAAATACCAGCGGTTAATCCGACCCAAAATCATCAAAACGCGCTTCTGAGACTCATGTAGACGCGCATGGATCGCCGAAAACACCGCCGCGCCCTGCTCAATCATCGCCAAAGTCGTGCCAACAGGCGCTTGTGAGGTCACATCAGCGATTTTTTCCTCGGAAGTGGTGATCACACCCTTCGCAGCCTGCGTCAGCCATCCCAAAAGCTCGAAAAGTACCGGGCTTGGCGGGTTAAATGGCAGCGGCATCGCTACTTTGCGGATGTCGTCCACCCCCGGAGCCGCTTCGATCTCCTTAACCTCAGTAACTTCGATCTGATCCGACTGTCCAGAGACCTTCGCCCCCTTCAGTTTGATCATCGTCGCCGAGTTATTGATGTGCGCGGTGTCTAAAAGCGCCCG